GAGAAAGAGGCGTGTGCAATTGAAAATATTGGATTCAATTATACACTACCAGAAAAAAATACAAATATGAAAGCATTCCCAAAACAATCAGTTACTTTCGTTTAGAGTCTTTCTTACCACCACGTTTTATTTCATCAAATTTATCAACAACAAATAAGCAATTGTGGCAACCTTCTTTTGTAGGAAATACCATTCTTTTAAAACTTTCAGAAAAACAATATATTTATATTGGAGGTGAAATCTATCGTTTTTATGTGATCACCGGCGACAAAATTACAGCATTTTTTCATAATACATGCTACTAAAATTCTCCAAATAGCCATTAATTTCTTTATTAGAGTGCAACTGGTCCGGTTTATCAAAACTTGGTTGATATTCAGAATAACGTTTTGGATATCTTAAAAAGAGAGTTTCTGCGTCGATATTTGAATCTGTTTCTTCGTCATACATAATTATTTGAATTACCTTCCTTATAATTCATCTATTAAAAAACAATTTTAATAAAATGTAAATATAACAAATTAACGCCATAAATTGGGTGGACCATCATACCAATCAGCAGTTGAAAAACGTTCCATATTAATCTCTCTTGCCATATCACTATCAAATCGCATAATTTTATCACGTATATTTTCTAAACGTTTTCTTCGATCTATAAGCATTGAAAAATTTTCAATAAGTCTCTTGCATGTATTTGTAGACATACGAAGACTTTCTTGAGTTGGATTTTGTAATTCAGCTTCCATTTTTTCAATTGCAATGATTGGAGTTTGACTAGAAGTCCATATAGAATTAATATAATCTTCAGTAATTACACGTGGCGGTGGTTCTGGAACTGATGCAGAAGGAGGAGGGGACGCAACCGGTGATTGTACAACAATTACTTTTGGAGATGGAGGTTCAGGAACATCTCGAATATTAAATAATGCTTTCAAACCACCTTCAATAAATTTAAAAATACCCTTAAAAATTTCACCAATATCCATATTATTTATTTGTTATACTATTTATTTGTTATACTATTTATATTCTTATATTATTTTTATTTTATCGAAGATGATGTCGATGAACTACTATTCCCTTCACTGCGACGGGTATCTTTATTTATATGAAATTCAAGTAAAGAGCGAACATCTTTTGGCATACTATCAATTGTCATATGTATAAATGTATCATCAATACTATATACAACAGTTGAAAAGATAAGTTTATCTTTTTCAATAGTTCTATAAAATATCACACATGGACGTATATGCCAGTCCATACCATGATAAAAGGTAGATGATATATATAAGTCTTCCACTGCTCCTCGTTTTGCAGCAGCTGCAGTACCTTCACCATATTTTCCACGATATATAACCAAAATAGAAATATTCATCAATTCTGCAATAATTTTAAAATCCAAATCTGTTGGCCAAATATTTGCTTTTTGCTTTTGTAATACTTCTATCCAAACTTCTGTACGTTCTTTTTTACTAAGACCATTTAATTTTGTATTCCAAATATCTGCACCATCTTTATATTTTTTATTAAATGTATTAGCCCATGCTTTCACAAGTGAAGGGTCTTCTAATATTTTTAATGCAGCATCTTTATCTTGTATAATACCATTTATACTATGATTACGTATATCTTGAATATCTCTCCAAAAAAATGGAATATGTGTTATTTGATGTATCCAGGTAAATAATTGAGGTATAGAATCATGAGAATAATCCTCAAATGAATACCATTTATATTTATCCCAGGTACTTCCAGATTTTGTTTTATTCCATTTACTTGGTAAATTTTCTATTTTACATATAGTTTTATTTAACATTGCAGGAAGATGTGATTGGTGTTCTTCTGTAGTATATACTGTTGTTGGTTGATAGTCTATCACTTTATTTTCTGTGAAATTTTCATAAGCGTGTACAGATTGTACAGGTTTGATAACTTCAATAGGAAGTCCATTCTCAATAGCTGCTTGTGAAAATATCCACTCTTTTTTACTTGATTGAACAAATGGTGATGTATATATATGTGCTTTCTTTTCTAATCCTATTGAACGAATCCATTGTGCGATTGCATCTTTTCCATATTCAAGTGGTATTTCTTCTAATGTCATTTGAATCTTATCTTTCTCATATTCTGGAATCATACGAAATGTATTTATTAATATGCGAATACGTTCTTTACGATTTACTTTTAATAATGGTTCAACAAGTGTTTCATAACTTTTAAGTAATGTTTTACCAATATAATTTTGCAGTTCAAACCATTTTTTATCAATTGCACGTAGTTCTATTTCATTTTTACGAAGGTCATCATTTATCCGTGTACGAATAACTGGAAGAATACTCATGTTTATTTTTTCAACTTCTACTTGTCCATTTAATATTTTACGAATCTCTGTGTTATTTAATACTGTACCATAATAAAGAATACATCCAATATCTTGTATTTTTTCATGGAAAAGTTGGAAATCGCTTGTATACATATCACTGATTTGAATTGTTTTTCCTTGAATATCTTCTAAATATTCTATTTTATTGAGTGTAGGTATAATTTTAAATAATCGAGGAAGAATATGAATAAATACTCCTTCCTGAGGTCCACGTATAATAAGACCAGCACATGTAATGAAGCCATATATTTGTAAATCTTGACGTAATAAAACAGTTTTAATGCGAAATGGACTTGCACTTAATAAACGATTATTTATCCAGGAACTTAGATGAAACATATTTTCGATAAAGAGGCTTTCACGTGAAAATGTATTATCGGTCATTTTATATGGGACAGGACATTGATTCATTATTTTAGAAACTGCTTTAGAAAGTGTTCCATTTTCTTCAAATAATTGAGTACCTTGTTTCCCCCGTTGTTTTAATTCAATTGGTTCATAATACCCTTTTTCTTCTAAAACCATTGCAATTTTTTTATCTTGAGCGCGTGTGAATATTTCATTTACGTGTGTATATGTTGAACATTGTAATGATGCTTCTTCACCATTACGTTTCCAAATTAATAATATTATATTTTTAATAACTAAAAATGCTGTTATATGTTCAGGATTTTTAATATCATTTGATTCTAAATATGATATAAAATTACGATACGCTACATATATTGCAAGTTCTCTTGATAACATCATAGGTGTAATATCATTATTATTAGTAATGATTTGTGAATATTTTGAAAAATTTTTAATCCATTCAGTCCAATCTTTTATAAGGGTTCTATTATTTGTTGGAATAATAGCTTCTTGTTTCATAAATGCTTGTAAAATATATCCATTTCCCATACTTATAAATGTCAGTGGATCAAGGTCTTTTATAATATATTTTATTAATTCTTTTTTATTTTTCATACCGAGAGCAATAGCTACAGCATTCATAAAACTATCATCGTTATGTAAAATACCACGACGTAAATAACATTCATTTGATGTAATATTTTTAGAACATAACATATACGGTACATCTGGTAATAAAAATGTATGCATATCTTTTGGAATAGCTCCATATCTATCAAGTGGAAGTGGTGCAACTGCACCCATAATATATTGTTCTTCTTTAGTTGCAGCTTCTGGTCCTTGCTGAGAAGCTGTTTTTTGTGCTGTTGTTTGTTTTTTTGTAGTATTTGTAGTAGCTAATTCAGGTGGTTTACAATCTATTTTTTCACGTTCTTTCATAGGATTTTTCATGCAACATGGAAGACAGAGCCCTGTGGTGGTCTTTTGTTTGTGAAACCCAATATAATGTGGTATTTTTGGATTATTATCCCAATATTTATCATCATATAAAATCATTGGTTTTTCAAAATATGGGCCAGGACATTTTCCATCATTATCTTCTAATTGTTTTTTAGTAAGAGGTACTCGCGATGTTGGACACCATATACGTGGGCACATATAATGATTTAAATGTCCCGTATCACTTCCATAAAGTACTGAATCATCATATGAATTTTTAAAGCCATTTTTATCAATATTTTCTTTTTCATATTGTGATACGACTATTGGTTGACGAAAGTTATTTGCAGCACACAATCGTGCATAATTTTTAGTATCTAAAAAAATTGCAGGATCATTTTGTTGTAATTGGCTAAGAAAATATCTGTCAGTACCTTTACCTTTTTTAGGAGCACCACCATCAAACTCAATTTCCTGTCCAAAAATATCTTCTTCACTTGTTTTTTCTTTATTTAAATCTATTTTTTCATAAGATTTAACTTCTGGTAAAGAAACTACAGGTGCTACAGGTGCTACAATTGGTTGTTTTTTAGATGAAATTTCTTTCATAATATATTGAAATGTTGAACGAACCCAATGATATATATATTCTAATTCTTCTAATGTAGCTACATTATCCATTGTTACACGGAATCCATATGGACTTTTTTCAAATTTAAAAATACATCCAGTGAATGTAATTGATTTTTTCTTTGGCATGTCATCATTTGTCTGCGTTTGTGTTTGATATTGTTCAATCCATATTAAGACTTCTTTTTGAGATATCCCAAGATCAATAAGGCTTTTTGTAATATCTTCTAATGATATTCCTAATTTAATATTTGATGAAATATAATCTGTAATATCGACTTGACTACGATAATTTCTAGAACGTTTAAAAACAGCATATAGTACACCTTCATGTAATCGAATAATATGATAAATAGGTATAAATACACTTGCTTTACCAATTAATTTTGATACATCTTGTATTGAAATACCTTGAGCAGCAAATTCGCCTTTTCCAGTTATTGAGTCAATATTAAATATTACAGAAGTATGTAATATTTGTTCAAACCATACTTTAATTTTTAATGTATATATTTCAATTGTAGTCCATTCTATTTTATCACGTGAATCTATTTGATATTGAATTGTGAATAGACCTTCATTATCGAGAGATGCGCGTGCATATGTATTTTCTCTTTCAAGAGGTACCATAATAACAATCATTTCTGTTTTTGGTAATTTGTCAAAAAGTGTCCATAATTGAAAATTTTGAGTAGAAATACTATGTTTTTTCCAAATTTTATAGAGAATTTTTGCAGAATCTTGAATATATTGAATAAATGGTACTTGTACAGATGTGCGTGTATTTTCAAATAAATTTAAAAGTGAGTCTTTTAATTTTATTTTCCCAATAAATCGAACTTTAGAAAATATAAATTTGCGCTGCTCATCTGGTTCATTTTGTGGAATATTCCATAAATTGTATAAATATTTAGTTTCATTAATAAATTCTTTAAATATATATTTTGGTTTCCATTTATCATTGCTATCTGGAAAGTAAAATTGTATTAATTTTGATGGTATATCATTTATAAATACTATGTTTACAAATTTTTTCATAAAAAGACTTTCATCATTATACTGTATTTGTGTGTTTTTATTATCTATAGATTGTGTATTCCATGGATTAATAGGATATGTTTTATTTTCAAAACGTAAAGATTCTTTGTTTGTCCAAAGATATGGAATAGCATCGATAGATGGTATTAATTTTTTTTCATTACGTTCTTTATGATAATTATATATACCAAGCGCTATTTTTGTAATTGCTTTTTCAAGTGAATCATCGTGAAAAATAAGGATAGGAATATCTGGATTTTGTGATTCATGACCAAAACTATATGTTATTTTTATATCTGGTTTTAACCATCGATGAATACGAACTTTATCCATCCTCTCTATCTTTAGAAATGTTTTCTTTTTTGATTATAGAAGAAACTAAAATTAAATGAGCACAGATGATGAATGTCCTGTGTGCCCAATATGTGAAGAAGATATATTAGGAGATCATACTGGGTCAAATCATTGTTCTAACTGTGGTAATAATAAGCCCTCATTTTATGCAACTAATTCACCATATGCAGTTCCATCTGCAATGTTTTCATATTCTCGACCATCTACAAATGCTTATGCATCTCCAAGTATTTGCAATAGTTCCCTGTCTATGAATTCACCAATGTGTTCGCCAGTTCATTCTCCAATGCATTCACCAGTTTCATCAATAAATGATATTATATTATCCACATCTACAAATAAACCATATATAACAATTCCACAACTATTAATATTTTTAGCTATATTAATAGTTGTTACTGTTGCACTTGTTTATTTATATAAAAAATATAAAGCAACTCAAATGCTAAATCTTAATAGTACTACATATAAACCAATTGAATATTCAGTTCAACAACCATATAAAGGTGGCAAAAATAAAAATCGAGCATCTAAAAAATGGAACTCAAAAGGTGGGTGTGGTTGTTCAGCTGCAGTTCAAGGATATTAAATAATATATAGTATTACTATAATAATCTTTTTTAAATATTTGAAATACGAGTTTATTTTATGATCCAATATACGCAAATACTTCAATAATTATGTATAATATACCAGGTACTAGAACTAGTACAATGTTAAATTTATATAATCCTGAGAGCAGTCTCTTTACGAATCTTTCAATTAATGCACAACAAAATGTATCAGCAATATACACATTATATGCATTTCATATTCAACAATCAAATGGAACAAATAGTATATCTTATAAAAATTATTATGGAACCAACACTTATTATAATTCTCTAGGAGATAATGGTAGTTTTTATACTGGTATAAGTGAACCAAATAATTGGAATAATACTAATAAATCTACTACAACAATAACATTCGCACATACTTCAACTGGCACTGAAAATTTTTATTATAATGGTGAACAATCAGCAACTGGAACTCCAAGTCAAACCACTGGAATAGCTACGTATAGCTGGACTCCTTATGGAACATTTATTGGAGCAGCTGGAGGAGCGAATCCTAATGATAGAAATGGTCCATTAGATGGTGAATTATATTCGTTATTTGTATTTGTAGGTTCTACATTATCTGATACTCAAAGAAACCTAGTAGAAAGTTATGTATAATATTTATCCTATAAGATATTCTTTATTTTTTCGAAAATATTCAATAATCATACATCCTACTGCATAATTATTATAAGTATTATTTTCATTTAAATACATTCCAAAAACTTTATAAATTGTACATAATCTTGATAAAATTCTTTTTTCAATGCAAGATACATAAAATATATTCATAACACTTCGCTTTGATGAATCTTGATAAATATTTAATAAAGACCGACTCAATATATATTGTGGTAATTTTGTAATTATTGCATTCTCAAGATTAGGTATATCTGCATCTTTTATATAGAATGATTCTTCAATATCTGGATAAATTCTTTTAAGTATTTCAATATATTGACTTATAATTATATATTTTGATTTCATATAAAAATGTATACTAGGTGTTGATAAAAAAGTAATTTCTTTTAGTAAAGGATATGGTATTTCTATAAGGAGCATTTTTGTTTTACAATCAATTATTTTAATACGTTCATAAATTTGATATTTCAATGTATATTTTTTTAAAACATTAAACATATAGTTCTCATTTGGTGATACATTTTCATTTATAAAAACTTGAAAAATATTCCAAAATGCACGTGTTTTCTTTTTAATTGAACGGTTATGATAAAATGACCCATAAGTGTAAAAGTAGCTACAGATCTGAAGAATATCTTCAATTAATTTTTCATTACACATATATGTATTGAATAAGTCAGTTAATATTTTATTTGAATTTGAAAGCCAAAATTTCCAGGCGGGTTTTGATAAAAGAATCCCATGAATAAATCCAGACAAATCTGGTATAATTTTTTCATTATTTTCAGGATCGTATTCAACACAATCTAACCATTCATTTGCATTATTTCTAAATACTTCCCATAATGATAAATTAAAATAAGGAAATATTGCACTAAATGGTGTAGTATAAAATATAAAATGTGGATATATATTAACTGCAAAGTTATAATCAAAGTATGGTTTAAATAATTCTACAATATTTTTATGTGCAAAATGTGGCCCCATACATACATAATATGCTGGAAAATCTGCAATATGGGCTATACGAGAACTATAATATAAAGTATTCCATTGGTCATTTACATTTTGGTAAAAATATTCTGGATGCATTTTTAAAAATATTTCAAGTACTGGTTTTAGAATACGTGCTGGTATAATTCCTAATCTATGATATGCAAGTAATAATATTAAACCATTACCAAATGTATAAGATTGATTTTCTAATAATACATTTAAATAATCATCTGGGCAATATCTATTCAAAAGTATTTGATGGAATGGATAATTCGAATTGCATATAAAAGGCCCACTTACACTATGTAATATTGGGACAGTTATTAAAAATGCTTCGTTCCACCATATTATAAGCCATTCTAATAATCTATTTATATCGTATGTATCTGTATCTGCAAATTTATTAAATTTCAACGATGAAATCATGCTATAAAATGTTTTAAATAATGCCGGTTTTTCAGTAAGTATATGAAATACTGATGTATAAATGGATTCACCATGTATGTTATATTTACGATACCAAGGGAACCAATAGACATAAAAGGTATTTTTATCAAAAGTATATTGATTCCAAATTGTTTTAGAATTTTCAACAGCTATCTGTAATTTAATAGGATGAGCTATTTCTTCGCGTGGACAAAATCGATAATCTGTGATTTCTCCAGGTGGTTTAATTATAATATTATTAATTAAATGAATTTCTTTATAATTCATTCGTCTACACTAAATGAGCATAGTCTTTTAATTAGGTATAGATACATATTCTTTATATTCAAATTTAGGCATAATTGAACCTACTTGAGTATTTTTAGCATCACCAAGTGGTGTACCAAGTAAAAGTGCAGAATTTGTCATTACAGGTTGAACGAGTGGTTTTTGTCCAAGAGTAGTACATACTGGGGGAAATTCTTGTGGAACAGTCCAAGCAAATTCGGGTATTAAAACCATATCATGTTTATGAATGGGAATACGTTTTGTACCATAATTATCAGTGGTCATATCATTATAAGCCATTTTAAGATTGACGGCTGTTTGTGTCATTGAATATGGTACATCATCTGCAAGTGGCACAACTTTTCTTGATTTATTATCTCCAAAACCATTATCTGCTGCTGCATCTTTATCAAATAATCCTTTGAATGATAATGGTCTATAATTACTCATACCGGGTCCTGGTCCAATACCATTCATTCCAGACCCTCCACCAGTACCAATACCATTCATTCCAGACCCTCCACCAGTACCAATACCATTCATTCCAGATCCTCCATCAGTACCAATACCATTCATTCCAGACCCTTCTCCAGCATTTACGATTCCTGTGCCAGCCATACTTAAATCTGGATTTGTAGTAAATATTGTTGTTCCAGCAATTTTAAGATAATCTACATTAAAATATTTAAGAAACGTACTAATTAATAGTGGTTTGTTTAAATTTTCTTGTGTTCTAATATCATTCTCAAAATCAGTATATTTGGAATCGCGTAACATTGCTCGTAACGCATAATCATTATATTCCAAATAAATATATATATCACGTAGTGGTAATTCGATTATTTTTGTTACAAGTTTATTAAATTCTTGATAATAAATTGATGCTGCATGTGTTATTACTTCTTGGTCTGAAATCATCTTTTTAAGTTCTGGATTTAATTCATTACTTTGCATCTTAATTAATCTACCATATTCATCAGTATCAATTATTTGTCTTCTTAATCCTTCCATAGTTAATAATCCATTCATAATTTTTGACATAGCTGCAGATAATTCAAGTGAGACAGGTTGTCGTTGTAAAAGTTCTTTATATAAATTTACAATATTTTCTCCAAGAACAGTTTGCGTCTCAACTGTGCTGCTTTTATTACTTCCAGTAATTATTTGATTTTGAGTTAATGTGTTTGTAGAAACTGGATTAGATACAGGACTTTTATTGGAACTAAGACCAATACTTGAGCTGGGGCTGTTAAAATTTTCAAGTGATTGGTGTTCATTTTTGACAATATAAAATACTACTATTATACTAACTATAAATATACATATTTTAGTTACAAAACTATTTTGTAACATTTTGTACTTCTACAATAGGAGACAGGAAAAATGCCTGTGGAAAAACAAGAATATGATATTATAATAATTGGAGGAGGAATTGCTGGTTTATATATGGCATATAAACTTATTGATACAAAGAAATCTATACTTATTATTGAAAAAGAACAGAGATATGGTGGACGTATATATACAAAATATAATCAAAATGGGAATGAAAAATTACAATATGATGCCGGACCAGCACGTATAAGTATTAATCATCATAAAACACTTAATTTAATAAAATTATCTAAACTTGAAATAATTAAAATTAAACCAAAAAAAGAATACATACAAATAAATAAGAATAATACACTTGAAATTAAAGCTGATATATCTTCAAAATATTCAAAATTAGTTATTAATGAATCTGCAAATTATAGTAAAGACTATCTACAATCAGTTAGCTTTTATGATTTATGTATAAAAATTTTAGGAAAAGATAAAACTGAAGAATTTAAAAATATGTTTGGATATGATGCTGAATTTATTTATTGTAATGCATATGATTCTACAGAAATGTTTAAAAAAGACTTTCAAAATATTGGAACATATTTTATTATAAAAAACGGCTTATCGTCACTTATAAATTATTTATTAGCAAAACTCAAAGAACATTCAAATATTCATATAATTCATAATACAGAAATACGTAGATTTAAATACCTAACAAATAACACTAATACATATACACACACAATGACAAGATTATATACAACGACTAAAAACACATATGATGGCCGAATTATTATATGGGCAATACCAAAACAACCACTTTCAAAAATTACTGGGTGGTTAAAAGAAACTAAAGCATTATTTTCTAGTGTAGAACCTATATCACTCCATCGAATTTTTTGTCAATTTCCACATAAAAATAATACTTCATGGGTATCTGATATATCTAGAACTACAACAAATGATGGATTAAGACAAATACTTCCATTAAGTAGTGAAAAAGGTTTTATACAAATATATTGTGATTCGCATTGGGCTGATTATTGGAATTCTAAAATTAATCGTTCAAAGATAGAATCAACAAAAGAAATACTTAGTCATCTGCATACAGTTTTTCCAAAATTAAAATCAATATCAATGCCAACTTATGTAGATTCAGTATTTTGGCAAGAAGGTGTTCATATGTGGAAACCAGGCTTTAATTCAGATGTATATTATGATAAAATACAACATATTGACCCAATACATTCAATCTTTGTTGTAGGTGAAGCATTTAGTAAACATCAATGTTGGATAGAAGGGGCAGTTGAAAGTGTTGAAGATATATATCCATGTATAATATCTAAATTAAATGAATAATTTATACAGCTAAGCTACTTAAGGATTAAGTACTATAAAAATTGATAAGAGACCTTACATTATTCAATACTAAAAGAATTCGCCTGCGTTGGGGCAAATAAAATGGATAAATCAAAAAAAACATTTAAAAAAGATAGTATTGAATATACGTTACCAACATGGGATATATTGGATACGTTTTTCATGCAAAGTGGCGATTCTGACTGTACAAATAATATTGTACGTCATCAAATTGAATCTTTCAATGAATTTATTGATAAACAATTGATTCAAATTATTCAAGGATTTAATCCTATTCAAGTCTGTCATAATTATAATCCTACAATAAGTAATTTCAAATATAAAATATTTTTAAATATTCTACGCCCATCTCTTACAAAACCAATGTATCAAACAACTGATGGTACACAAATGCTAATGACACCACATTTAGCTCGAATGAATAATTTAACATATGCATCTAATTTATATGCTGATATACATGTTATTACAGATGTTATTAATGAAGATAATGTAATTGAACGTAAAGAAAATACAATCCAGGGTGTTTGTATTGGAAAAATTCCAATTATGGTTCATTCAAAGGGATGTGTGCTTTCGCAAATGCCAGGAATTGCTGAAGGAGAAGGTAATCATGAATGCCGTTATGACTATGGTGGATACTTTATAATTAATGGAAATGAAAAAGTAATCATAAGTCAAGATCGTATAAGTGAAAATAAGACACTTGTTTTCGCACCAAATGGAAATGGTGATGGATTATATGCTGAAATTCGTTCTATGCCAGATGGAATGTTTTTGCCTCCAAAGACAACAAGTCTGCATCTTTCTGGTAAATCAAATCATATGGGAAATATTATTCGACTGAGTGCATCATTTCTTCGTGCAGAAGTTCCTCTCTTTGTTATGTTTCGTGCCCTTGGTATTGAATCTGATAAAGAAATTTATGCACATATTGTTCTAGACCTTGATGCACCAAAACAACAACGTATGCTCACACAACTTGCTGCTTGTGCAGAGGATGCTTGTGAGATACATACACAAGCAGATGCATTTGTTGTACTTCTAAAAATTTTAGGTACAACTGGTACACCAAAAGAATTCTTAGATCAACAAAAACGAGCTTTTGAAATTCTTAAAAATACAATTAAAAATGACTTCCTTTCTCATACAGGTCATTCATTCAAAAAGAAAGCACTCTATCTTGGATATATGGTACGTAAACTTCTTTCAATTCATCTTGGGTATCTTGATTTTGATAACCGTGATAGTTACCTTCATAAGCGAATCGATACACCTGGTATTTTGATGAGTAATTTATTTCGTCAATGTTATGGTAAATTAATTAAAGAAGTTCGTAATCTTATCGTTCGTGAACTTAATTTGTGGCGCGCAAGTACAAATATTCCATTGCAACTGATAAATCAAAATAATATACATCGATTTTTTAAGCAATCTCTTATAGAGACTGGATTGCGATATGCACTTTCAACTGGTAATTGGGGTGTAAAAAGTATTGGTAGTTTCCAAAATATTCGTCAAGGTGTCGCACAGGTTCTAAATCGTATGTCCTATTTGAGTACTCTTTCACATTTGCGTCGTATTAATACACCAATGGAAAAGAATGGTAAACTAGTTCAACCACGTAAATTGGAGAACTCACAATATGGTATGATTTGTCCGTCGGAGTGTTTCGACCCTGACACCCCTATATTACTATGGAATGGTACTATTGTGAAAGCACAAGATATTATAGTTGGTGATTATTTAATCGATGACAATGGTAATTCTATTAAAGTTAAAAGCACATGCTCAGGCTATAAAATCATGTATGACATTATTCCAACGAAAAAGAATTTTATGAGTTACACAGTAACAGATAATCATATTCTAACTTTAAAAGTAAGAAATCATATAAGAAACCCGAATAAATCAAGTAAAAAATATAAATTTAGATGGTTTGATAAAAAAAAATTAAAATATATTTCAAAATGCTTTGAAAGCAAAGAAGAATTAGAATCTTTTAAATCTAACATTGATGATGTAATTGATATCACAATTGAAACATATTTATCTTTGCCTATAAATGTTCAAAAAAATCTATATACATTCAAATCTTCTGGAATTCATTGGGAATCTAAAGAAGTTGCATTGGATCCTTATATATTAGGTATGTGGATAGGAGATGGATTATCGTGTGGTTATGGATTTGTTACAGCTGACAAAGAATTATTGAATAAATGGATTGAATGGGG